ATGCCAATGCTCGACCATCACACGAGGGAGATATTAAAGTCGGTTTTGGCTCAATTCCTCGACCTTGGTTCTACAAGTGTTGGCAGTTATTCACTATCTAAAGACCAGTCAAAAATCTTTCTTAATTCGCTTGATGCCTCGGCAAAAGTGATTGAGGAGGGTATCAACAGCGAAATAAAGAAATTGGTTGACTATAACTGGACGGTTGAAGAATACCCCAAGCTAACCCACGCAGACCTCGGTTCGGTAGACGTTCAGGAGATGTCAGAGGCCTTGCAGACATTAACCCTCGCAGGTGTGATAAGGGCTGATGATGAGTTGGAGGATTACATGAGAAAACTAATGAAGTTACCAGAAAAGGGTGCTCCAAGGGAAACAGAGAGTGAAGATGAAGCGGGCAATGAGAATGAGAAAAGCAAAAAACCCAATGACGAAAGTAAGGATGAGAAAAAGGACAAAAAAGAAGACACGAAACAGAGTCATACTGAGTATTCTAGACCATTAACGAAGGCAGAGCAAAAGGTTAGGTTTGACGAGATTCGGGACTATATGGACACCGCCGAGATGGGGATTGTTCGCAGGATGAAAGATATTTTAGCGATGGAAAAGAGCAAAATGATGTTATCGCTAGAGGTGATTATTAAGAATAAGGACTTTGTAAAGTTAAACGAAATATCCTTACAATTAAAGGCTAAATATATAAAAATGTTCAAAGAGGAGATAAAAAAGCTCTTTGAGTACGGGAAACTGAAAGCCAGTTATGAAATCAAACAACCGTCACCGCAAACGACTAGAGAAATAAATCAAGCCATTACTGACAGGGCAGTATTCTTGTCAGAAAGGTATCAAAAACAGGTCATGGATAGGATAAAGGAAGTGGTGGCAAGGGCGATAATGGATGACAAAATAAATGCTCAACAGACAATAATGTTGGCAAAAGGGGAATTTGAGAAGTTTAACACCAAGAATATCCCTGCTACATCGGCGTTGGTGACTTCTGAAAGCATAAACGAGGGCAGGAAGCACACGTTTACGACTTATGAGGATGAGTTATACGGCTATCAGTGGTCGGCCATTTTAGATACCCATACCTGTAATTATTGTATGAGTATGGACGGTAAGGTAATCGGAGTTCACGACAAGGCTTTTAGCGAATATCGACCTGGTGCGGTTCATTTCAGGTGTCGATGTATTTGGGTAGGTATTATGAAAGAAGAAAAAGACCCACCACCTTTTACGGGTGTACCAAGCACATTGAGGCCACAGTCGGAAGTCCCGCCTTGGCACTTTAAAGACTTAGAAAGACCGTTACCTGGTGCTGGTGGCAGGAAAATACCTTATGGGGTTTTTGAGGAGAAAAATGGCGGGAAATAATACATTGACTTATCGAGTCGAGCAACTTGAAGGCAATTATAAAAGTTTAGATACAAAAATGGAAAAACTGATGGTTAATGACTTGCCACACCTCAATCAGGCGATGGCATCACTAAAAGTTAGAATGGACGTTTTGACGGTTGTAAACGTCGGTGCAATCGTCATCGGGTTAATAGTTAGTAAAATGTTTTGATTTGACGGTGGCAATCAAAACCCTTATTATTTATAAAAGGAGATATTATGCCAACAGGATTCACTAATTGTATAAAAGGAGGAGGCAAGGTTAGGACTATTGCGGTTGAAGGTCAAAAAGGTAAATATGTAAAAGTGTGTGTTCTTGATGGGAAGTCATATCGGGGTGAGGCTCATGCGAAGAAAGCGTCAGAATTGAAGCTAAAAGGGCTTTTCCCACTAATCAAAGTATCCAAAAAATTTGGTGAAACTAACAAGATAGAGGTCATGCACGCTGGTATTTGGGAACACCCGCAGTATGGACAGGTAAAGATTTCAGAGGGCGATATTGACAAGTTTATTCAGAATTTCAACAATGGGACTCGCAAGGTTGACATAGCCGTTGACCAAGAACATATGCCTGAAAAGGGTGCGGCTGGATGGTTCAAGACCTTGGAAAAAGTAGCCGAGGGCGGGAAGGTTAAGTTGAAAGCGGCGGTTGAATGGACTAAACTGGGACAACAACTAATCAAAGATGGAATATTCAAATATTTCAGCCCTGAGTTTGATTTCAACTATGAAGACCAAGAAACTCATGAGGAGTTTGAGAACGTTTTGCTCGGTGGTGCTTTAACAAACCGACCCTATTTTAAGAGCCTTGCATCTGTGGCTCTTAGTGAAAATATGTACGCTGGAGTTACCAGTATTAAAATTAAAGGAGGTGAAAGAAAAATGCTAACCAAAAAGAAACTTATGGCTATGCTAGCAAAGAATCCCAGCTTTACTCTATCCGAGAAAGCATCGGGCAAACAAGTTACATTGTTTTTCGAGGCAAAGGAGGCTCTTGCTAAAAAGGCTGAGAAAACAAAGAAATTTAGTGATAGAAAAAGTTTTATCTCTAAAGCCGCTCACACCAAAGAGATGAACGAAATGAAAGCTCGTCTCGGCGTTGCTGAGAAAAAGCTCCAATTTAAAGAAATTAAAGAGGAGGTAAAAGGTTTTGTTTACTCTGAAAGCAATTCTAATGGTGTGCTTCTTCCTAAGAACTCGAAGAAAGCCACTAAATTGCTCATGGCCGCTTCTCCGAAAGTGCGAAAGCTTTTCAGAGAATTTTTAGAGGGATTACCCTCAGTATCTTCAAAATTGTTTGAAGAAGTTGGGTCTGGTAAGGGTGCAAAATCCAAGAAAGACGTCAACTCCATGGCAATTGCGATGGTGAAGAAAGGTAAAGCCAATACTTTCCGTGAAGCCGTTGATATGCTTCAGGACAGTAACCCTGAATTATTTAAAGAGTAATTCAAATCAGTTGAGGGGGGAAATCCCCTCGGCTGGAAATATTAATATTTTATAAATGGAGGTAAAAAATGGCAAGAGTACAAGCTAATCCTATGAACGTGATATCGTTCGAGGCTGGTGCAGACTTATCAAGTAGCCAGTATTACGCCGTCCAAATAGATGCCACCGCAAGAGAGGTCAAGGTTGCTGGTACGCCAGCCGCCGAAGGCACTCATGTACTGGGAGTATTGCAAAATAAACCAGTCGAGGGCGATGCCGCATCTGTGGCTACCGCAGGCACTTCTTTGCTCTACATGGCCGCTAACTGCGACATGGGAGAAAAGATAATGTCTAGCTCTGGCAAAGGGACGCCCTGTGACGCTGACCAAAAATCAGTTATCGGGGTAGCATTATCTAGTAATGCAAACGGCGATGGTGGACTCATCGAAATCTTGATAACACCTGGTGGTGTTGGTCAGGCAAATGAGTCGAATTAATAGTTTATTAAGGAGGTAAAAAATGGCTAGACTACAATCAAATCCGATGAATGTCTTGTCGCTAGAGGCTGGAGCCGACCTTTCTAGTAGTCAGTACTATGCTGTTCAGATAGATGCTACTGCGAGGGAAGTAAAAGTCGCTGGTGCTGGAGCCGCAGAAGGTTCTCACGTCTTAGGTGTGTTGCAAAACAAACCTGTTGAGGGTGACGTTGCTTCTGTTGCCACTGGTGGTACTTCACTTCTTATTATGGCTGATAACTGTAGTATAGGAGAGAAGATCATGTCTGACGCCACTGGTAAGGGTACACCTGTCGATACCGATAAATATTCGGTGATAGGTATTGCTCTTTCCGCAAACGCCAACGGTACTGGGGGTCTCATTGAGATTCTCGTTACTCCTGGTGGAGTTGGGCAAGCTGACGAGTCCGATTAACAATTAAAATTTACACCTTAGGAGGTGAATAATAATGAAAATGAATAGTTTACAAATGTCTGAATTGGCAAAAATTGGCCGAATGAACTTCACGAACCCGTCAAAGGGGGACGTTCACACAAATTCCGTTTTAAGCGGCGTTTCTGTAATGTATAAGAACGATAGTTATATTGCTGACCAAGTGTTGCCTGTTGTTCCTGTTAAAAAAGAATCCGATTTGTATTACACTTATACACGCAACTGGAGGTTGCCCGTAGCTCTTAGAGCCGCTGGTGCTGAGGCCGCTGAAGTGGAATGGAATGTTGGTAGTGATACTTATTCTTGTATCGAGTATGCGTTGAAAGACCTATTGCCCGACCGAGTAAGAAATAATGCTGACAAACCTTTAAGCATGGATGCTGACACGACTGAAAATTTGACTGACTTAATCCAACTTGGTAGAGAAAAAAGAGTTGCCGATGTAGTGTTTACCAGTGGTAATCATGGCTCGACTTCTGCTCTTTCAGGTACTAATCAATGGGATGACTACGCAGGTAGTGACCCGATTGGTGATGTTAGAACTGCTATGAATACGGTTCACGCCGCTTCTGGCAAACTTCCTAACACTATGGTTATGGGTAGAGAAGTATTTATAAAACTTCTTGACCATCCTGATGTTTTGGAAAGAATTAAGTATACTCAAAAAGGTAAGATTACTGTTGGTATTTTGGCTAGTCTCTTTGAGGTTGATAAAATATTAGTTGGTAACGCCTTGTACGATAGTTCGACCGTGGATGCTTCCGAAAGTTTAGGATATATTTGGGGTAAGAGTGTTGCTTTGATTTATGCTCAGCAATCACCTGGTCTCAAGAAAGTGTCCTATGGATACCAATTCCAAAGTAGAGGTTTCCGAACCAAGAAATGGAGAGAGGAAGGTAGAGATGGTGACTTTTTCGAAAGCGGAGAAATTCGTGACGAAAAAATCGTCGCTACTTCTTGTGGGTATCTATACACCACTGTTGTTAGTTAAAAATTGACCTTTTGATAACGGGGTAAGGGGTGGTAATCAGTCCACATTAAATATCTTACCCCGAAAAAGGTGTTTATCCTTTAAGGAGGTGAAAAGAAACAATGATTATCAAAAACAAATATGCCACTTTTGTGGTACATAAAGTTATAAGTAAAGCCTATCCTGTAGTACAGGTTTGGACTGCTCCTGACGCACCTAGTGCAACCGCTGTTTTGGCGGCTACTTTGCTGACGACTGCTGTTCAATCAATTACTACTAATATTACGAACCCTGATTTTCCAAGGCTTTTGTCTGTTACGGGCGGAGATGGAAATGTAACTGGGGACGTTGTGTTTGTTGGAACGAATATTCGAGGTGAAGCTATAACAGATACAATCGCCTCAAATGGAGCCGCTACGGTTGCGGGTGTAAAAGCCTTCAAATCCGTTACCTCTATTTCGTTGCCTGTTTACGCTGTGGCTGATACGGAAACCATATCTGTCGGTATTACCGATAAGTTAGGTTTGCAAAGTATTCCTGTCTCAACAACTGTAATTTCCGAGGATAGTGCGAATGCGGCTGATACTGGTGGAGCAATCTTAACCAGAGATGCTGATGAAATCGAGAAATGTGTTGTTGACCCAACTACCGAATGTGATGCGAGTAATGAGTTAGCAATCGTCTATATTAGTGTAGAATTGCCTGCGAAAGTAGGTGGTTATACCGAGTAATAGGCAAACATTATAATGCAAACATTATGGTGTGTTGAAAGACATACCATAGTGTTGTATTATGAAATTAACAAAGTGTCATGCTGTCGCCTCTGATTAGCGGACACGTTAAATACTTAAAAATTAAGGAGGTGGAGGAAAAATGAGTCAAAAATTATCGGCGAAAAATGTTACGCCAAAAGGATTAAGAGCGAGAGATTATTCAAAGTTTAGAAGCCCAAGATACAACGAGGTCGTAGTAGCAACGGAAAATGAGGGAGTAGCTTTTCATCCAGCAAGTGTAGCCGCAACAGCAAGTGGAAATACAGTGGTTATAGCGGCACCTGGAGCGGGTTTGTGTATCAGAATTAAAACCCTGATGGTTAACAACGTGGGAGCTGACCAAAGAGTTGTTTACTTAAGAGAGGGAACGGCGGGAAGTGCTAAATACAAAAATTCAATGCCACAGTACGGTTCGATGTGGAATTTGAATCTTATTGGCAGTTATTGGATTTTACCGCCAAACACCGCTTTATATGTCAATCTTGATAATACTGGAAGTGTGAATGTTCAAGCAGGTTATGATTTGGTGAAAGCAATACCTGATCCAGCATTGACCGATGCGATGACAATTAGTGAAAGTTTAGTATCTGTTCATACTGAGGGCTAAAAAATATGTCTGATTTAGTTGAAACACCTAACGATTCATTAGGTATTACTGAAAGCGAGGCAAAAGGTGCTGGACTGTCAAAATCTGACAGTCAGTCTATTGCCGAAAATTCAATTAGAAACTCTGTAAAAATCATTTCTGACCAGATTACTCCCTTTGATGACGGTGGTCTAGTTTATGATATTGAGGGTGAGGTTTGGTGGGGTAATATTAAATGGAGAACCGCTTGTCATGGTGGTATATAATTAATTGTTAAAATTTTAGGAGGTGAAAGTAAATGAAATACAAAGTAACAATAGGAACAGTTAGACATAATGAGATGACT